CGTCATAACTACCCGGAACTAGCACAGGTCGTTCAACCTCTACTCCAGACTGCTTGAACGGAAATGATGATCGAGGATGATATCGCACACGAACTCTTCTATGAGTATGCTGTTTTATTTTTTCAATGGTGTTTGCTACCCAATCTTTCATGGCAGGCATGCCCTGCCATTGGAGACTTTCTTGATGTTGACAAGCAATAAGTATTTCTCCACGACGTGTTGTAGAGATCGGTTGTAGGTTAACACCTAATTTTTCAGGTCTGGTCATATCTAAATTACTGTCGTTGGCAAATTTACCAAGATTGTTAATATGGTCGAGACTGATACGCCAAGTTTCACCTCTTTTTAGATTGCCCACTTCTATTATCATTACAGCTTTGCCTTGCTGTTGACACCTATCATAGATCAGTTTGTTTTGTCGCATTCTGCCCGACCATAACACCGACCATATCACTGCAACATCTTCGTTGTCGGTGACAATGTTGTGTCCTTGCTGGCGCAGTCCGTGTTCTATTGCATCAAACACTGGAGGACTGTTCAAAGCACCGTATTCTCGATATAATCTGAAGCGCATATTTTTAATAAATAATCTACGTAGTTAATGTTGCTGTATATTTATAGACGATGAATAAATTCCAAAAAAGATTGCATAAACTTTCAAGAGACCATGCTCATGCACTAGTGCTAGGGTCAGCTTTTGGAATTTTAGATCAGGTAGTGGAAATATATGACACAGTATTCGTGATCAGTGCTGACCGGCCGACTATCAAAGCTAAAAATCTTGTTTACAAAGAAACTTTTGTTAAATTAGATCATATACAAAACATTGCGTCAATCTTTATCGATCACAGTGAGCTGTGCAATCTTGATAAAATAGAAGTGATATGGAAAAAATATAATTCAAAAATTTTCGTCGAAGGGGGGGTTCGGATAGATAACACTATAGCCAAGCCGTTGTACGATACTGGCTGGGCATGTACCAGTCTGCAAGGAATTTTTCACGTATGGGAGCATTATAGATGAAGATATCAGTGGTTACTACCTTCCACGAAGAAGGTTTAAAAAAATATGCACAAAAAATGATCGACACTTTCTGCGTAAATTGGCCTCATGAGGTAATTTTACACATTTATCCAGAAGCGTGTAATCCTGCCATACGTGACCACAGTCATGTTAGACTAAAACGCCTAGAAGAAATTCCAGAGCTAATGTCATTTAAAAATCAATGGAAAGATGTTCCTAAAGCCAACGGCGATGTTAGTGCTGACCCAATACGAAGCAAAAGAAAAGATTCGGGTAAGGGATTTAAGTGGCATGCTGTTAGATTTGCACACAAAGTTTATGCAATATTTGACTGCGCTAAAGAAACAGATGCCGACATGTTGATATGGATGGATGCCGATACTATTTGTCACAGTCCTATCACTATGAACGATCTATATAGAATGATTCCTTCAGATGCAGAGTTATGTTACCTAGGGCGAAGGGGCAAGTATTCAGAATGCGGCCTGTATGCTATGAACCTACGATCTCCCAACATTCAACTTTTCCTTAAAGAATTTCAAAGAGTCTATGATCAAGCCGAACAGGGAATTTTTCAATTAGATGAGTGGCACGACAGTTTTGTTTTTGATGCTATCAGAGTAAAATTCCCCCAGATGCGGCAGCTGGATTGGGCAGCACATCTACATAATCTCAAGCCACACTCACAAAGCAGTACAGGTGAAGGTCACCCGTTGATTAATAGCGAATGGGGTGCTTGGTTGGATCACCTCAAAGGCGGTCGAAAGAAATTAGGTCGCAGCAAACCTGAAGATTTAAAAGTTCAAAGAACTGAAGCATATTGGCAATGACAAATTTTGTATGTGTGGAAGGTACAGATTACGGAGCTACTGAATTTACTACAGGCAGTGGTGGAAAATTTGTTACCAAGGAAGAAATGTATGCAAATACCACACTGCCCGTGTGCTGGGCAGGGTTTTTTAAACCTCAGTGGTTAGAAATTTGTGAAAAATACAAATTAACATTTTATAATTTTGATAGTGCGTATTTTGGTAACGGAAAAAGAAAAACAGTGTTTCGCCTCACCGTGGACGGCTTTCAAAATACTAATAAAATAATAGATAGGCCAGCAGATCGATGGGAAAAATTAAATTTATCAACAGAAAATTTTTCTCATGGAGATGATATTGTAATAGTGCCTCCTGATAGAAAGATATGTCATACTTTAAATCTAGGTTTAGAGGAAGAATGGATAGAAAAGACAACTCTAGAAATTAAAAAATATTCAGATCGTAATATACGAATAAGAACCAGGCCTGCGCCGCGTAGCGAAAGAACAATTACTAATACTTTTAAAGATTTTATTAAAAATAATACCTATTGTGTTGTAGGATACTCATCAAATGCATTAGTAGAAGCAGCTATGTGTAGTATACCAACGATTCCGTTAGGACATTCTGCAACAAAAAGTTTATATGAGTATCAAATAAAAGATATAGAAAATATTAAACCAGCAGACAACGATGAAAAACTAGCTTGGCTCTGTCATTTATCTTACTGTCAATTTACTAGAGAAGAATTATTATCCGGGTATGCCTGGAAAGTTATTAACACCTAACCGCCGAATCTTAATGCGTACGGACCTGGGCCTAAGTATCTGTTAAGTATAGATTTATCTTCCGGACTGTTGTGGCCGTCTTTAGGCGCCCAAAGAAAGTTTCTTTTACTTTTGAGAGATACTGTTTCGTAGCCGTAATTTTCCATAAAGGAGCAGCACAAATCAACGTCTTCGTTGATTTCGATCATGACCCAAGGTTTATATTTTTCGATGATATTTTTCATTCCTTTTACTACATCCCATTCCCATCCTTGTGTATCAATTTTAATCATATCAACATCTATTAACTCTTCCTCGTCTAATTTAACAACTTCAACCACATAAATGTTCGGTGTTAGATGCAATCCGTTTCTAACTAATTTTCCATCTCCGCAGTTTTTTTCAGCTTGAGAAAATTCAGCCTCACCGTTGAAATCTGCAACTGCTTTTTCTCGCAGTTCGATACCGGAGGGAATATTAGCTTTGATACATTCAATATTTTGTTTTGACGGTTCGTAGGCAACCACGTTAGAAAAATGTTTGGTCATAGGCAAACTCCAAATACCAACATTGGCTCCAACATCTACAAATGTTCTTTTGTTTGGCAAATGAGTAATAACTGCTTGCATAAATTTAGATTCATATTCGGGATCGTGCATAAACTGATCGTGCTCGAGCAACCGGGTTACTCTTTGATCGTCATCGGGTACCATCCACCCGTTGTTTAATTTTTTCATTTTATTTCCTATTCTTTCACTAAAATGTGATCCCATCCACGGGGACATACTGCTTTAATTTTGTAGCCTAACTCTTCAGTTACATATTTTAAGGTTTCTCTTTCAAAAAATACTTCCAATACTATTATAGGCCAGTCTCGTGTAATAGTTTTTAAACCACCTTTGATATTGGCCATTTCATAACCGTCAGTATCTATTTTAATATAATCTATATTTTGCAGATTGAAATCATCTAAACAATAAAAAACTTTATCTGTCATATTTTTACCAGCACCTCTTCCTAATCTTTCAGGATTAGGACCATCTCCTAAGGGAATTCTAAAATGAGTTATTTTAGTTAGATCTACATTAAAAGGAAAATATTTTCTAAATCTTGGATCAAAGCAATACACATGTTGAAAATGATTGAACAAATATCGAGTATATTCACCATCACGACAACCAATATCTATTGCATTTCGTACGCCTTGAATAAAGGGTAAACTAGTAAGCCAAGTCATCTTACAATGATGATCCGGAAACTCTCGGATTCCATCGGGACTATAGAAAAAATCACGTTCGTACCATTCGGGTTGATATAAATCTTTTTGATATTCAGTGGGTGTTACGGGATAGTTCATTTATTTTCCTATTCGTTAATAATAATTGCACATTGCATTATAATTTTTCCTTCAGCATTTTTTTCAATTAGTTCTGTTACTATTATTCCTGAAGTTTTTAATTCTTCTATAAATTTTGCCACCCCTGGAAATTTTTCGGGATATGTGTCGTCAAAAATTATTATCTTACTATCTTTTACCTGTTCGTAATCCCATTTGACTGTAGAATATGAATGGCCGCCATCTATATACACCATATCAAAAGTTAGTGGACCAATTAATGTGTCATGTGTCCACCCTTTGATTAATTTGTAAGATTCTAATAGCTCCCTCTTAGCATACTTATCACAGCGTTCTTTGATCACGTTGTAAGATGCGGATTCCTTGCCATTGTGTTCCATTTCTCCTGTGATGGGATTTTGAGGATATTCAAAAGTTGGCCTATCTGCCAATTCAAACGCATCATATCCGACATACTCTATTTTATATCCTAACTCTTCAGTGAACGGGATCAACGATTTGAGTGTTAATCCCTCATGGCATCCTATTTCACAGAACGTTTTTGGTTTGTATTGCTCTATCAGCGGCTTGAAAACCGCATTCCATTTATAATCTTTCATATGTATTGTTTAAAAAAGTTCCAGGCTTCACCAGATTTTAATTCGTCAAATTTCCAATGACACATTGACAATCGTTCTATCCACGATTGCCTGTCAACTATCACCGGATCCTCTATTCTACTTATATCGGTATTAGCTACTGCAACACTTTGACTGTGCTGTGGTTGTGGATCTGTTAAAAATGCAGGAATGCCTTCTATAATACTGGCTACACTAGGACTACTGTTGTAGACCACTGTGGCCCATGCATTGTGCAGGTCTTCTCTAAGATCGGCATTGGTACTTAATGATACTGATTTGTGATTTACTTTTAAATATTTTCCAATTTTTTTATCGCCGGGATGTGCTCTAACAACTATCGGTCTTTTACTGTATTTTCTTATTTCTAAAATAGTCGAATTCATCCATTCGATAACATCTAATCCTCGCATGCTCCAGCCACCGTTTCTTTGTAAGCAGATTAGAATATGTGTCCCTTGTGTTCTCCAAGGCTGTAGACTTATACCTAAATCTTTGCTGATTTTTAACCAGCGAGAGGAATCAATGTCTTGATCAAAATAAAATCCGGTAGTCGGAAATACTCCGTCAAAACTATATCTCAAATAGTGTAGTGGGTTAGATTTGTCTGCGTACAGAAACAGATTGCTATCTACGATCAACGATCTTTTATTTGATTTCTTCTGAAGATCCACTGCACTTTGTCTTAACTGTAGATGCGGTGCAGTTTTTCCGTGCTCGTGAACGAACCCTTGTATAAGTGCGACATCGCAAGGAATCGCATTCATTCCAGTATGCGCTATTGCAGTGTCACCGGCTGCAATAACTCCTTGACAAAAATAATTCAATATCTGCGGCTTTTCCATGTTATGATTATTAGGCGGGATACCAGCATAATAGGCCACAGCAGTTATATTAGACACTGTGATATTCCTTAATGATATCGAGTGCGGTACCGTTCATAAGCTCGTCTTTGGTAAATTGACAATAGCTTAACCATGCTAACCAATTGCCTAACGAACCATAATAAAGATCATTAATTTGAGATAATGAATTTCTAGTAACAATATTACTAACATGTTTATCTAGAGTGATAGCCGGGATGCCAGCCCAAATAGATTCAACAGCACTATTAGAATTAATACTAATTGTACAGTAATAATCTCCTGTTAGTAACTGTTGGTACAGACTTTTTCTAGTTTTTTTATTTGTCTTAGATCTAAATTCTATAGGACGATCTGTGTATTTTTTCAATTCTTCTGCTACTTGTTGCCCCCACGTACCAGCATCTGTGTGAAATATATCGGCTGCAAACTCTCCTGGCTCAACAATTAAAATTGCTTTTCCATCTCGGCGCCATGGTTGTGGAAAACTAGTAAAAGATTCCAGTCTATCAACTGGTGCATCGAACGGTGTGTTGAAATGTAGATGATTTCTTACCAATCTATGCCATTTTTTGTTCGGCTCTATGAAATTAGTGTACCCGCTGTCGATAAACCAAAAAGGTAGATCTCGGTCAATTTTATCAACTAAAATAGTTTCATTGCCTCCGGTATTTCTCAATAGGCAATCTTCGTGGATATCTTTAAAATCTTTTCTACGTATCATTTCAGCTGTGGGGTCAATTTGAAACCCCACAGTTTTGATAAAATATTGACTATCGCTATTAACATAACCATCTATAATAGTTTTTTCATCTAGTTTATCTATAAAGTATTCGACATGATCACGAATTTTTTTAAAATGATTTGATCTATAAAAACTTATAGTGCTCTTGACTTTTTTGGACCAGTCATTTACATCTGCTAAATTACCTCGATATAATTTTTCTTTGAACTTATCTCTAAATTTATTAATGTCGAATTTTTTATGATCTCTTTTTTCGGTAATAAAATTTATTGCTTCTTGTACGTTTATTGGCAGAATCTCGTGCTGACTGCAAATTTCTTTGAGATCTATCAAGGAAATAAGATATCTTGCTATTTCACTATCGTTAACTAATAATTTCATTTGTTTAATAACTTCCATGCTGTGCCATTGGCTATTTCTTCACCGGTGAATTGTCCGTAGGCCAACGATGCGCAGTGCTGTTGCACTAACGATTCATCTGGATAGAACGGAGTAGTTATTTGACTAAGGTCAGTCAGCGCCAGGGGAGATGCTGCACATGGCACAGCGACAAACGATGGTATACCATATATCACCGATTCTAATGCTGCAATACTGTTGAAGGCTACTGTGGCAAATACGCCTTCATCCAGAGCATCAAATATTGAATGGTTATGTCGTGCTGACCTGCTGCCTTTTTCTCTAACAACAATCTCCATATCTGTGTGTTTTTTTATAGTTTCTATGGTGTTCATTAGCCAAGTGGGCTTGCTTTCATCTCGATCTTTGGCCTTGCCCTCTTCGTAACCATAAAACACACACGATTTTCTATTTGGTACAATTATTAAGAGTTTTTTGCCTTTTTTCTTCCAGCCCTTCCATTGATATCTAGGATCAATTTTGCAAATTTCTTCCCATCGATCGCTGGGACAATTTTCCAACCAATGTTTTTGCAAATCGTTTTTAACTATTCTGTGAAAAAGTTTTCTGCCTCCGGGGTTACCTAGACTTATAAAATTTCCAAAATATCCGGTGTCTAGATAATAGAAATCTTTTTTCTCTTGCCAATCTCTTTGTATGTGTTTTCTTTTAGCAACACCTCGGTAGACATCTAGTGGCGCGCCTTTGATTGTTTTCTGAAATATTTCTTCTATTGATATATCATCCATTTAGCAGCATCTCCATGGCTTTGCCGTTTCTTAGTTCTGAGTTATGAAATTGTCCGTAGGACAAATGACAGGCCCATGCATGTAATTTATCTTGGTCAGGATAGTAAGGTTCATTTATTTTAGATAGATCTTGTAGACTAACGGGACTGGCAGCATTAGCCGGCGCTAGTGTGAATGCAGGAATTCCTTGGAATACAGCTTCTGTAGCCGCCACACTGTTAAATGTAACCAATGCAAACACATCGTTATTGAGGGCCTGCTCTAGTGTATCGTTAACAGTTCTATCCAATCTTTTAGGCGCCCGTTCTCTAACTACCACAGGTCTATCCGTGTGTTTTTTTATTTCATTTATCGTATGTTCTAGCCAAGTATCTAGATCGTAGTCATAGAATCGCATGGGTTTTTCATCCGGCTTGGCCACTAGTATCTTTCTTCCATCTTTCTTCCAAGGCTGAAACTTTTTATTAAAATGTTTGAACCTATCGTCTTTTCTTGGAACTATCTCGCCATGTTGTAGATCATTCTTTACTATACGGTGCCAATATTTCCAACCGTTAGGATTTGAATCAGTTCTTTCGTTGCCAAAATATCCTGTGTCCATGTAGTAAAAAGTTCTAGTATCTTCCCAACATTGATGCATCCACTTTTTCTTAAGTATGCCTCTCAACACAATCGAGTCAGTGCTATCGGTATAATTAAAATCATTAGTTGAGGTTGTCTTAGTGTTGCACCCCTGTGCAAACATGTTGATATATGGATCCTTCCCATCCTTGCTGAGAAATATCATTTCAACATCTCACGTAGATTTTGTTTCCATACTTTGTGATATTCACAACGGCGATATTCTTTAAACCAAGGGCCGCCTTCGGTGTAGTGTATGGCTTTGGGATTACCGTCCTGTGGTTCTTGATACCAACCTGCTAACCAATTCCACTCTGGGGCTAAATCTCCAATTTCTGAATCATCTAGCCATTGAAATCTATGTAGATACTGACCTGTTTGAGAATTTACTACATCGGGGGTAATCTGTTTGTTAGATGGATGAGCACAATTCCATAAAATAGCCGAGCTCCAATTTTTTCTTGGATAGGGCAGTTGCTGGCAGCCGTCCATCTTTAGGCCTTCTTTAGGAGTGTAATCATGCTTGACTACCATCACTGCATATTTGTCATCGGCCTGTTTAAACAACTCAGCAACATCGTCGACAAAAACAAAATCACAGTCTACAAAAACCGCCCAGCCTTGATAATTTGTAAGATAGGGAACTAAAAATCTTGTAAAGGTAAATTCTGTAGAACTTAAAGGATCGATATCTCTGGTATAGATACCGCTCTTTCTAAGATCTTGCTGTTTCAACGCCATGACTTGTGCTTGAGGTTGGTGTTTATATATGCTGTATTCGCAGACTTGAAATGCAATATCTTCTCTAATATCATATCCTACAAAAATTTTCATTTTCGTTCGATGTCCTCTTCAACGCATTGTTCACCGTATTGTATTTCTACAATTTTTAACGGGTGTTCGTAGGGATTAGTAAGTTGATGCCACTCTTGTACTGTAACATGTAGTTGGTCGTGTTTATCTAACAGTGCAGGCGGTAGTTCAAAATTCAACGGCGTTGCTCTGTTGACCACAGCCTCACCTTCACTGACAATCCAATATTCGGCACGTAGATTATGACGTTGCATCGATAGACTACAACCGGGATTTACAGTTAGTTCTTTGACTTTCATGCCAGGCACTTCGTGTAGTACACGATAATAGCCCCATTGACGTTCTGTTTTAGGAGCCTTCCATTCTTGAAGAATCCAAGAACTAGAATTCTTTTTATCCTCGCCTCCTACTCCAAACACAAATGATAAATTAGAATCTTCAACATCCATTTCTGGAATGTTATCTTTGGTCCGGTCGCCGCCGTTGGCGAATATTAATTCGGCATCGGGGTAATGTGCTCTTGCTTGTTGAATAAAATGTTTTGCTGATCCGTCATCGTCATCAAAGGTATAAACTTCATCGACCATTGATAAATTATTAATAATACAGAGTCGTTCGTTCCATGGCATAAAGGCTGCACCTTTTTTACGAACAAGCCAATCGTCAGAATTTAATCCAACAATCAACATGTCGCCTAGAGTTTTTGCAGCTTTGAAGTAGGCAATATGCCCGGAATGTAGGGGGTCAAATCCACCAGTGATTAAAACTATTTTCATGCAGATATTTATCTGCGTATATTATCCAGTATTTAAAGACTGGCGTCTTCTAGGCCCGATACCCGTAGTTTAACAATGTTGCTGAGATGCCATTGTTTCTGGTCAAGTGCTTTGATAATACCCAACCATTTGTTACGCAGCAAGGCAAAGTCGTTGATGATTTTTTCAAAGTCTACAACATCAGCTTCACCTTCTACAAACTTTTCACAGTCCCTAGAAGATAAAGCTCGTTGATAGTTTTCTAAATACTTGCGAAAATGTTGACTACGAAGTCTACGAAGTTCAATGTTTAAGTACTCAAGGATACCTTCAATTTCTTGAAGTTGATTAAAACGTTCTTCCACGATGCCGGGCATTTGCGAACTTGCCTTCTCGATGTTACCCGCTATGCGGACATCTTGTTTTGCTTCGATTAACTCAGCTTCATAATAGGCCGCAGCATCTGGAATGTTGCTTATATCTTTACTAACCTTGTCGTACCAATTCATTTATTCCTCTTCATCGTAGCTGTCTACATCTTCTTCGATTTCTTCACCGTCGATGGCGTATGTGATAGCTTCGTCAAGAAAAGGATCGACTCCTTGCAGACTGTCCAACACACTTTCTTTGATACCATAATCCAACAATGTGTTTACGAAATCAGTGGCCACATCCGGTCTTTGTTTTTCAGGGATATGTCCAATTACCACATGCCATAGGTCAGCAATTAAATCTTCTTTCATTGAGCTTCCTCCAAGTCTGGTTCAACTGTAGTAGTTATCTCAGATGTGGTAATTTCGCCGTGTTTAGAAATGTCTTCCATGGCAATGTCAAGACCGTCTTTCTCATTGCGTTCCCAGGCCTTGCGGAACTGCTTGATGATCTCGCCGTCTTTGGTAGTGTATACAAGGCTGTTACCTTCTTTCTTGAGCATGCCTTTGGCTTCGAACAGGTCGACTAATCCACTATATGGACTCATACCTGTTTCATAAGGAATCTCAACCTGTACACTTTCAAACGGCTTTGCATAACGAGTTTTCATGATCTTACAAGCTGCACGGATACCTTGCACAGTTGTGGTCTTGTTGCCATCTGCATCAAGTTTCAACTTCAACTTACGCATGGCAACAACAATACTAGATGCGTAAATGAAACCTTGACCGCCTGAGATTTTATCATCCGGGTCAAACATGTCTTGACTTGCATATGTGTGATTGGTACATACCATACCGATGTTGTATGCGCCAAACATGTTTACACAGTTACGAACCAATGCCGTTAGTGCCTTAGGTTTACGGCCCATGTCACCTTTCATATCCCCGGCCTGAAACTGGTTGACATCAGTGGGGGTCAGTAACATTCCCAACGAATCTATAATAAACAAGATCTTAGGACGATCCGCTTCATCCATTGTTTTGTATTCTGCAATAAACTCTGTGATGGTCTTTGCCACGTCATCGATCATAGCCATGTTAAGTTTCAACAACTTGTCTGGACTTGTATCAACACCAAGAGCGTGTAACCATTTTTCGTCAAGTGCATTTTCTGTATCAATCAAGATAGGATAAATGCCCTGTGCTTGTGCATTCTTGACTAGATTGCCTGAACAGATAAATGATTTACCTGCACCACTTTCACCAGCAAATACTGTGACCTTGCCTAGTGGAATACCGCGATCAAAATATCCGCTGATAAGATAGTTTAATGCGTAGTTGTTTGTACTAACCCAGTCAGTTGGGTCGTTGAAGCCAATACTTAAACCGTCGATAGATTTAGTAATTGACTTTCTAAATTTAGAAATATCAAATGCTTTTGCCATTATTTTTTTGCCCTGTTGAGAATAGAGTGTGAGTTGCCCCACACTCTATGTTTAGTCTTACTGCTTCTGACGATTGCGAATCATGGCAAGGATGTCTTGCGCACGACTGTTGTCACCTGCGGGTGCTGCGGCAGCTGGAGCAGCGATTGCTGTTGGTGCTGGAGCATCATCAATGTGATCATCAACTGGAGCAGCGACTGTTCTCGCAGCTGGCTTGTTAGGATCACCAGTGGCCTGACTCATACCGGCTGGTTTGAAATACTGTCCCCAACGTTCCATGTCATAGGCTTCGCCATCTACGGAAGCTTCAAACATTTCTTTCATGACCTTGAGTTCTACATCAGTGGGTTTCTTTGGTAGGAATCCGCTGAGATCAAACAGACCATTTGCTTCTACTGCCGATGATTCGTCACCTGTTAATGAACGCTCACGACGGCTCCACTTTGAAGTAGAGTAGTCAGCAAAGCCACCTTTTGATGTCTTGGCAATACGGAAGTCAAGACCTTTCAAGTAGTCTGTTGGCAACTCATCCAATTCTGGATCCATCAACGCTGAACGGATGATAGCGTAAATCTGAGGTCCGATGATAAATCTACGGATGGGATTATCTGGAAGTTTATCTTCCTTAAGCGGATCTTCAACTACAAAGCCTTGGAAAATGTATGAACGCTTTTTCCAATACTTACGACCCATTTCTTCTAGTGATTTATCTTTGAACCAACCACGCACTTCTGATAGGATCGGACATGCTGTACCGTCGTTGTACATTTCCACACATGGAACCTGCACCTGTACTGATCTGCTGTCTGTTTCGCCTTTGATGCCAGCGAATGGCAATTTGATCATCGCACGTTCTACCCAGAAGAATGTGTTGTTGGGATTACCATCAGGTAAGAAACGTACAACAGCTTCTTTGCCTTCTTGCATATTCCAGTGTGGGTAAATTGCGTTGTCTCCACCGCCGGTGGATTGTCCTGTGGACTTTGATTGTGCTTCTTGAAGTTTCGCACGGATTTCTGATAATGTTGCCATTTTAAATGCCTCCTTGTGTTATGCCTAAAATGTTTATATGCCTTATGCACATGTTTTATTATGCGCTTTTTATTTATCAAGGTCAACGATTATCTGCGTATTTTTTGATTTATCTTACCAAAAGAAAAAGTGGGTCAAGCCCACTTTTCCTTATACTTGGCCATTGCCATTTGTCTAGCTAGCCATAATCTAAACTTCACATAGTCTGATAGTTCTTCTTCAACTACTTGACCAAACTCTGCACTGCGCCGATTACGACCAAAAGTGATCTCATCTTCTAAGATGAGGTCACTGTCTTCTAAATCAAATTTACTTTGCTGGAACAGCAGGCTTTGCGTCTGCTTTAGGTGCGTCCTTCTTTGCACCGTCACTTTTTGCAGGCTTTTTCTCTTCCTTCTTAACTTCAGCTTTGGCTGGGGCACTTGCTGCGGCCGCCGGTGCTGTTGGCTTGGCTTCTTCTTTCTTAGCAGGTGCTTGTGCAAATGCTGATACTGCGAACACGGTAGCGAGGATTGCGATTGCTAATTTCATTTTAAAGTTTCCTTTAGTTAACATACTTAGACAGGAATGTCTGCGTATATATATATAACGCTTTAAAGACACAGTTCGTTGACAGGCAATTTAGCCAAAAGAAAGGACACCTAAGTGCCCGATCTTACTGCGACGAAACTTTTAATAGCCTGCTAATTCTCTAATACGAGCCAATTCTGCAATCTGTGGATCTTGTTGTTGTGGTGCCATTCTTTCTACCATTTTACGAGCAACATGTTCTGCCTGTTCGCCAAACTTCTTGCCTACCATAGTGCATACGCCTTCTGGGCCTTTGGGGAATGTGCCTGAGTCTCTGTCATAGAAACTATGCAGGAATTCTGCTAGCTCTTCGGTGTTTAATCTTTCTTTTCTCTTTTCAAAATCACGTTTTGGCTTGTCATCTTTGTATTCTACATCTTTCATGGTCAGCGGTGGTTCACCTGCTTTTTTTCTATCCACTGTTGGTCTTTCATAGTCTCTGGAATTGTCTGGATCCACGGCTTCCTGTGGTACTGGCTCTTCTGCAGGCACAGCCGCTGCTGCTGGATCAACTGGTGCTGGTTCCGCTTCCGGGGCAGTTTGGTCACCTCCTTGAGCTGCTTCCGGGTCAATCACCATGTCGCCAAAATCTAACTGTTCTAGTGCTTCAGGTGCATTCAGTTCTAACCATGCCTGTATCTGCGGACGCATGTCTGCCTCTGGATCTTCTGTGGCCTGTTCTTTGATTCGTTTGAATAGTTCTGGATCTTCAATGATATCTTTGAGGCTTTCAATGGCATTGGTGCCATCTACTCCTGCGGGAAACGCTTGGCCTACTAGTTCTTGCAGTCCCTGTATAGCAGCTGCCTGTGCTTCTGGATCGTCACTGGTCACTGCACTTTCTTCGCCTAGCTCCATTACCCAATTTTCAAATTGAGCAAATGGGTCATTGTCTTCTGTTTCAACCGTAAGGTCTTCGTTGTTGATTTCTTCTTGTGTCATAGCGACTATGTCGTCATAGCCTATAGTGTTTCCTTCTTTCATCAGTCTATACAAGACCGGAAACACAGTTGCGATATCTTCTTTGAATGATCTGACTGTGAATTTTTGTTTGAAATCTTCAACTACATCTTGAGGTATTTCTTCGCTGTCAAAGGCCTGAAAGTTTTCTTTATATGCTTCGTAGTGACTTTGTTTGCTCAATGCCTTGATCTGTTCTCTTAGGTGATTTAAAAACTCTGTGCTTCTTTCAACCACTGAGTTGGTATCTGAATTCATTAGATCATTGCGTACCACATAGTTGCCGAAACTCTTGAGCTGAGCAATCTCTTCACTCATTTTAGTAATGCTTTCACCTAATTCATCATAGGGCAAACCACCGTTGGCCACATGTCGCTGCATGGCTCTGGCACCAGCGAGATGAATAAAGGGATATTTGAATCGTTCACCGTCTTGGTTTTCAACAAACAGCCCAGAAATGTTTCTAGTTCTAGCACCCGGCTGCGTGTCATCCATCACTGCTTGGCTGTGTTTAATAATTAGACGTGTGTCCATTAATTTTTGATAGCTCACTGTTTTGCTACCGTACATTGAGCTTTCGCTCATTATGTTTTCACTCATTGTGCTTTCTCCAACTGGTTTTTGTACCATATTTGTCTGTGGTTTAGGTTGTGCGTTTTGACTTAGGAATTGATAATCTCGTTTATCAAGATTGTCTTTGGCAATGTCTCTAGTGTCAAAACTTAGTAATCTGCGTTTGGCAAATTGACGCAATTCTTTCAAGAATCCATACCAATTTGTTTTCTGACCATCATCCATGCCCTCGGTGATGCCATTAGAAAAATACACTTTTATGCTATTGGGTTCTGCAAGGCTGATGCTGACATGACCTATAGGCGTTTGACCTTCTGTGTAGTCAAAATCAAAGAATCTAGCTTGTTCCGGATTGATGGTGATCTCACCGGTTTCTGCTCCTAGTTTCAGCCCAGCGAAACGGCTGCGTACCTTGTAGAATAAATCGGTGGCTATGTTATTTGTTGCGTCCATAAGTATATTTATCAAAGACCCATGCTGACAAAGATCGGCATAGGCATGGATTCCTCGGTGATTTTTTCTGTCATTTTGTCGTAGATCTGTGGATCCCAATCCGCTAGCACATCTGCCATACGCATGATCAACAGTGTTGAACTGACCAAATCATCGTGTTCTCCGCTCTTGGCTTTAAACCCCAGCCCCGATGCCACATATGTCTTCAGCTCAGATATCAACGGTTTGCTGTGGATGGTCATTTTGTGATTTTCGATCATGTTTTTTAGTTGGCTGCAAGCAGATATCTTACTTCTATGTGTGGTGTTAAATCCTTTACGGAACTTGCGTATGTGCCCTTTGCGGATAGGCTCACTGAGAAATAGTCCATGGAAGTTTTCTTCACCTATGTCGTTGATCACTATCAGGGCAGATTCACCTATGGTATTGTTTTCAACACTGTAATACATGATAGGTGCACCGCCTCGTTCCTCGCCTCGCTCATGTATATATTTTAGTATTTCTCTCAAGACCCTGACCTGTTGCTGCACGGGAGTGGTGTTGTGGTGCCACTCTGCTACCTGCACCATTTCAGGCATTTCATAGACCTGTATGGCACCGTAGTCTCCGCCTGTGCCCAAGCTGGGATCTAGAGCTATTAGATATGTGGCTCTGGGGTTTATTTCTCGATACCAACGTGTTTGCCCCATGTTCATCATAGGGTCTGATCCTGCAAGTTCGACCAGCTTGACAGAGTTGATTAGTGTTTCATCATAGATCAAGAATTCACATTCAAACTCTCTGCGGAATCGTTCTTCGCCGATCTTGGCACGTTCTAATCTAGCCCACTCCTCGTCTCGGTCTGGATGTTCTTGCCATGGTGCAAAGAAGGGAAAGAACCCGTTAACTCCTAATTTGGTTTCATTGCCGAAGTCGTCGAATCGCTTGTTGGCTTCTAACCAAATCATAGCAAATTGATCTTCGTCACTGTTAGGCGTTGATGTGATAATTGCCTTACCGCCTGTGGCCAATGTTGGTGATAGTGCTGTCCAGAACTCTTTGGCTTTTTCTGGTGGTTGCACGAATGCAAACTCATCACAATATATCAATGAAAGAGATTTACCACGGCCTGTGTTTTCAGTTGTGGTAGTTGCTTGTATACGTGATCCGTTGTCGTATTCGATGGTGTTTCTGTTATACGAATACACACCAGCACGGATAAAGTCTGGTAAATTTTCATAGGCATATCTATAACGATCCATGATGTCTCGAGCACCTTCGTACTTGTGTGCAGCGATCAATACCTGAACGTCTGGCATAAACATGGTATACCATAATAGGTATGCTACTGCGCAGGTGGTCTTGCCCATCTGACGTGGCAGCATGGCTATGCATTCTTTGTTTGTGTGGTATGCGTCAATCAACAATTCTTGAAACCCATAGGGCTGGAACGGAATCGATCCTCTAGTAGGATGTTGTATCTTGATGAAGTTTTTGGCAAAGTATAAAGGTCCGCCAACTGGATCCATGCAGGCTTCTAGGTGCTTGACTTCTTCTAGATTATAACGTATCTGTGTATGGGCTTTCTTGATTAGATTGCCGTCTAAGGATTTTGACATATGTTTATTTAATGAAAAAAATAGGCTCCGGAGAGCCTATTTGGTTTACTAGTTTATATTAACTATCAATAGTTTCTGCTGCATCAACCAGTGTTACAGCCACGTCTTTGTAAATGTCTGCAAGTGTGTCGGGCAATGTAACAGTTAATGATTCTTGGATTTCAGCACCTTGAGCACCATCGAACACACGCATGCTCTTAACATGATCGGTTCTACCAATGGCTTGCCCAATTTGATAGCGTAGAGCCTTGGCAGTTGTGTCCACGGTGATTGTTCCATCTGTGGTAGCGGTAAATTGAAACGGTGTTCCAATTTCTGCTCTTGTGCCACCTAATACGCCCTCTGTTGTGATTGCGCCTGCTGCACCTGCACGATCATATCGCACTGTGAAAGTCACTGCGGTTGGTTGGTTAGCTGCCACAGTTACACCACTACTGGTAAACTGCACGTCTTGAATCTGTGCATCCGCGTATTTTTGTAGATTTTCAATAATGGCCAAGAAACGTTGGTGTCCTCGTGCCACACGGCGACCGATTGCTAATGTAGTTGGCTTGGTTGCAAATGCACTGTGATCTTGTGGGCATACCGCACCGTTGTCATTGCCGTCTGCTGTGGGATATACACCTGCTCCACCACCTATCGTAATTACAACTTGATAAAATTCTGGTCTTAGTGACTCAGTTGCTATTTTAAATCCTGACATTATTTCGCTCCTTTAGCTTCTGCCAATCTCTGCAGCAATTCTTCTCTGATGCTGGCACGTAGTTGTTCTTTGCTTTCGTAAGCACCGGCTGCCATAGGATTGTCACCACGATATGGCTTGCCGCTGAAGCTTTTCTTGGGCTTGTTTAGATCGTCACCGTCTGGCATAGCAGCGTCCATGCCTGCATATTCTGGCTCTGACCCGTTTAATGAATTACCAAATGCTTCGTCTTTTTCTTTCTTTTCAGCATCGTGATCATCCATGTCGTGGTCGCCATCGCTGTCGATATCGCCCATAGCCTTGGATACATCATCACCGTCATCGCGGTCTAGGTCGCCCATCGGAGGCATATTGTCGGTATCGGGCTCGTCATCCATGGGTGGTAGCATCTTCAGTGGAGGTAGACCGCCCATTGGGGGTAGTCCTCCCATGGGTTTATCCATAGGCTCGATACTGATAGAACTGATAGGTGACTCTGGTTTATCCATGTCCGGATTCACACTTTTCACCAGCTTCATCAATTCTTCAATGTTGTCTAGTCCCTGTGCATTAAGGTTAATGCTCATGGTTGGAGGTGGAGTATCTGGTTTCTCTGGCATGCCCATTGGCATGCTCATTGGCATAGGTGAGTCACCGCAGGCTTCTGTGGTGGGCCTGTCT